CTATTAATATTGTGACTCTTTAATTTCTTCGGATAATCGAAATATTGCTCCTGATTATTTTTTTCAATATGAATTGAATATGGAATAGTTTTCACTATCTTTGCAGTGTAACCAGGAGCTTGATGGCAATAAATATTGTCATCAGGCTCTTTTTTATTGTCATATCGTGGCAATGGATTTAAGTAATTCTGCAACAATGACGTAAGTAAATAGACATATCTTTGGAACAATATATTTTATAATCAAGACAAAGTAATGAAAGACGTAATTTACAATTTTATCAACGAGCACATGATGATACACATTGTACTGATAGCCTTGTGTATCGCAGCCACTATCGGCGCAATGTTCGTGGATCTGGTCTCAGGAATAATGAAGGCCAAACAACGCGGGGAGGCAAGAACATCCACGGGGTATAAGAAAACAGCCATCAAGGCGAAGAAGTATTTCACTCCATTTATAGAGTTGTGCTTCATTGATCTGTTATGCTGTGTGGTTATCCCCTTTCCTGTTTTTTCAATGATTTGGACGGGTTACTGCATTTTCTGTGAGTTTAAATCAGTTCGTGAAAAATCATGGGAGAAAGCGGAGTTGCGCAAAGCAGAAAAGACAATGAGTGTGATCATCGAGAACAAGGATGATATTGCCAGGATGGTGGCTCAGATACTGTTTGATGAGGGACAGGGGGCAATCAGTAGGAATAATGAAAAACCGGCCTCGCCAGACCGGTAAACTCAGTTCTATTACATGAAAAAAACATGCTATGTTTTTGTGCAAATATAGCTATATTCTTTTTATGAAAAAACAAAAAGGAGGATAAGAAATGAAGTTTTTTACGATTGCGGAACTCTGCAAGTCAACGACTGCTGACCGCTTGGGTATCAACAACAGATGCAGACAGGAGCATGTGACTGCTCTGACTGCCTTGGTAGATAATGTGCTTGATCCGTTACGCACATGGTGGGGAAAGCCAATAACAGTAAACAGTGGCTATCGCTGTCCGGAACTTAATGCGGCCGTTAGGGGAAGTAAGACCTCGCAGCACATGAAGGGGGAAGCTGCTGATATTGACACTGGAGACAGACAGCAAAACAAGCTGTTGTTTGAATATATCCGCAAGAACCTGCCCTATGACCAGTTGATTGACGAGTCTAACTTCGCTTGGGTGCACGTCAGTTATCGGGCTGACGGAAATAACAGGATGCAAGTTCTTAAGTTGTAGACTATGTTGGTTAGAGTTATGAACTGGGTAAGCCGACATATATTGCTGGCTCCTTTCATGTGTCTGTTCCTGTTGTTTGCCTGTGGCAGCTCGCATAAGGCTGTCAAGTCAGACACTAAGATTATACAGAAAGATAGTACACGTGAATCTGTCAACATCGTATACGGATCAAGTACGTCTTTGAGCGAACTCATTACCACTAATGGCAGCTATGTAATTGATTTTCGTATCTATGATACCCGAAAACCGCCCGATAGCCCGACCGGGAAACCTCCGTTATTAGCTGACGGTCATGTGGAAGGTGATTTCAGCAAGAATAAAAGGAAGGAAACTGCAATCAAAGACAGTACGGAAGTGAAAGCTGACAAGGAAACCACTTCCAATACCCGTGAAGAAAACCGGTCAGAAACCATAAAAGAGAAAAAAGAATCCACTTTACTTAAACAAATTGGTTTTGCCTGTGTTTGTGTAACCGTTTTGATTGTCGTTATGCTGATAGTAAAACATTGGCGCAACAGACAATCTTTATCATAAGACTTTAAATTTATAAATTGAACTATCCTGGCTCGTGATAAGTCAGGATAGTTGTTTAAATACAATTTTCCAATTGGATTACACAATCAACTGAAAAGAATAGAATTTTATGTAAATCTGTATAAGGAATATAGCTATTTGAAATTAAATGAATTAGAAAAATCACCTTGTTTGGAGGTAATGATTTGGCAACCGTCTCTATTGCTTTGTTTTACTTCATAGAGTAACTCTTTCAAGTACAAAAGTAGTATTTTTTTCGATACTATACGAAGGTTACCAAATTAAATTTTATATTTTTGCAGCGTATAAACAACGATGTGCAAAACATAATATGTGCAAGAACTGTATAAAAGAGGCATTAGCAACAAGAGGCATCAGCCAAACGGAATTGACAAATAGATTTGGAAAGACTTTCAATATGGTCAATCTGTATGCATCAAACAAAGTGCAACCTCCCATTCCTGTGCTATATCAAATTGCAGATATTCTAAAAATGGATGTACGGGAATTGTTGTTACCTAATAATGGAATCACTCAATCTTAAACGTACAATGTATTTGACAGAAGACGAAATAAGAGATAACGCAAAAGTTATACTTGGCTTTGACGAAAAAGACCCTAATGTGAAGCAAGGAACAGGGCAAATAACAACTTTCAATCAATTGGGCTTTAAAGGCGTGTCAGACAAGCCTGATGGATGGTATCTGCCCAATGACAAGCAAGATATAGCTATTATTTTGGAAACGAAATCTGAGAAAGAGGATGTCTTTTCAGAAAAACACTATGCGGAATTAGTAAAAAATATAGAAATAGCAGCCCTGCAATACAAACGTGTGGTGGGCATTCTTTACAATGGAACAGATGTCCGTGTTATAAAGTACATCAAAGGAAGCGAACAATATGAAGAAATAGCGGATGTTGCTAAAACACTCCAAAACAAACGATATTACATCGCTCTGTTCAAGGAGAATCGGATTAATAAACAGTTGATATATTCGCTTACTAAGAAAATAAACGATTGCTTGCATGTCCAATTTGGTATAAAGAATCTATACCATAGGATGATTATCACAGCTTGTGCATTGGTAGCAAAAAGATATGGAGCAATGCTTGAAAAGGGAATGGAATATTCTCTCATGACATCTTCCATACTGAATACCTTGTCTAAATCACTCGAAAAAGACCGAAAGCATAACTTGAAATTAGACCTTCTTGTTGAAGTCTATTCAGAAATAAAGATGAATATGACAAATAACCAAGAGGCAATAGACAACTTCATAACGTGGGTCTCTGAAATTTCTGATTGTGTCAATTCCGATTATTGGAACGGTGAAGATGTAATGGGAATATTCTTCAACGAGTTTAATCGTTACAAGAAAAAGTCCGAGAGCGGTCAGGTGTTCACACCGGACCATATTACTTCTTTTATGTATAGACTTATTGAGGTAAACCAGCACGACCGAGTGCTTGACGCAACATGTGGCTCAGGTGCTTTTCTTGTGAAGGCTATGTGTAATATGGTGAAAGAAGCTGGCGGTGTAAACACCTCGGAAGCAATGACGATAAAATCAAGCCAATTATTCGGAATTGAGTTTGACAGGGAAATTTTTGCGCTCGCCTGTGCGAATATGCTCATTCACAAAGACGGGAAAACAAATCTTGAACAGTTAGACACACGCACCGAGGAGGCTTGCGAATGGATTAAGAGCAAGAAAATAACAAAGGTGTTGATGAACCCTCCATACGAACGAAAGTACGGATGTTTGAAGATAGTAGAAAATGTATTGAAATCTGTACCTGTTGGAACAAAATGTGCATTCATCTTGCCTGACAAAAAATTAGAGAAAGATAATACTGATAAAAAGTACGGCAACAAACTTTTGAAAAACAATACACTCACGACAATAATTAAACTGCCTGAGAATTTGTTTTTCGGGGTCGGGGTAACAACTTCTATCTTCGTTTTTGAGGCAGGGAAACCACAAAATGGACGCAATATCATAGGTTATTATATTGAGGAAGACGGTCTGGAAACTGTGAAAAACCAAGGTCGTCAGGACACGAAGAACCGCTGGCAAGAAAAAGAAAACTACTGGATTGAAGCTATTAGGGATGGAGCAGACCCTCTATATGATACCCGCCAGATTATCGCCCCATTAGAACATCTTTCCTATCAAATGCCAACCGCCCCATTTGAAATATTTGAGGAAGATTTCGTCAAGACTATGATGGACTATGAAATGTTCCAGCGTGGAATTGATTCTAAAGATTTTTGCGAGAAACTGTTAAAGAAAGTCCTATATTCCAGTTTAATAGAAGATACAGGACAACACATTAATATTTCTATAAATAAAGACAACAAATGAAACAAATAGATATTTTAAACTGGCATGAATTTGTAATACGGGATTTATTTGAAATCAAGAGACCTGAAGCAAGAAGCCAAATGGATTATGATGAAGGTGAGGTTCCATTTGTTGCTTCTGGTAATTTCAATAATGGTGTTCTTAAATATCTTAAACCCAAAAATGATAAAGACATTGATTTAGGAAATTGTATTACAGTTAGTCCAATAGATGGTAGTAGCTTTTACCAAGAATGTAATTTTCTTGGTAGAGGTGGGGCTGGAAGTTCAATCATATTGCTATACAATCCAAAATTAAATAGGTATAATGGTAATTTTATTGCTACTGTTATTCGTTCTGTGTGTAAAAAATACATGTATAGTGATATGGCCAATAAAGATGTTATTGGCTTAGAAAAGATTAAACTTCCTGTTTATAGTTCTAGTGAGCCAAATTGGGAATATATGGAGCAATACATGAAAAACATCGAATCTCAAGTACGGATGTCTATAGATAAGTTAACAAATGTTATAGAGGGGGGGGGGTAAACGGTTAAATATCAATGCTTGGAAAGACTTTGCGGTTGGCGACTATTTCAGTGCCATCAATACAGGCAATATTCTAAGTCGTGACATAGTAGATGGTTCGGGTTCTACTCCCTTTGTTACTGCAAGCAGTGTTAATAATGGTGTGGCGGCTTACATTGATGCTTCCAACTATGAAATAATCAAAGGCAATTGCATCCTGATTGGCGGAAAAACATTCACACTGACTTACCAAAAGAATGATTTTGTTTCTAACGATAGTCATAACATAGCTCTATATAGTAAAAGTGTTAGCAATGAACAAGAGTTACTTTATATTATCACTGTATTGAGTTGTTCCTTAAAACACAAGTACAATTGGGGAGATGCTGTAACTAAAGACAAACTTCTTGCACAAAAAATCAGTCTGCCTGCTGATAACAAAGGAGAACCCGATTGGGGTTATATGCGAGATTATATACAATCCATTCAAAAGACTATTTCGTGTTCTCCAATCTTAGTGTAAAAAATAGTTTATTATCTTATTATAGTGATATAGCAACACTCAGAGAGGTAGCAAACTATTTGGAACTATTCAATGTGCATACTTGCTATCCCCTAATTGGATTTGTTTATATGTGGGGTAGAAGCCAATCTCATAACAAAAATTACTCCTTGTTTTGAGGATCTATTGTAATACACAATAATGTGACAAAAAATATTTTTAGAAATAAACAAATCCCTTTGAACAAATCCATTGGTATCTTGTTCAATAAAATGTGAAGTAAATTGTCAAAAACGAAACTAATCTGAACCGTTCCGGCTTGTGATAAGTAGGGACGGTTTTATTGTAGAATCGAATAAAAACCTTATCTTTGCATTGCGTTACATTTTGAAGTGATCGAGGCGTTGTCTCGTATTGAGCTACAGACGATTATTATTGCCTGTAGCTTCTTCATATACGGTTCTGACCCCCGTGTGGAATATTAATGTATCCACTGTTTCGATCACGGAATGTAACGCAACGGGAAAGCGGAACCGTTTTCTTTTTCCGCTGCTAACACAATTCGCATATGTCAAAATCCCCCCCAACCACTTATCAGCTATCCAAAAAGTTTATAGGCTATGGACACTATGAACTTACAATTTCTTCCTCTGAGGGCACAAAAACGATTGTCACAGGGAGTATGGACTTGATAGAACGGCTAAACTCAGAGATAGACAAAGAAAAAGAGGAAGCGACTTCCGAAGCAATCGCTCTAGTTCTTGAATCCTCACTTTAGATTATCTAAAATCTTTCTTATGGCTTCATCAGCATGTTTTCTCATAATTCTGACATAATTAAAGATCGGTCTATTGGATTTCATGCTTTGGCCTATACAATACTCCAAAGTTTCCAATGGTACGCCCAGCTCAAAACCATGTTGGACAAAGGATTTACGAGCTGAATAATATACGACATGCGATTCTATCTCCAACCTCTCCCCTAACCTTATAATTTCTTTTGTTACATAGTTACGAAAATTAGGATAAGAGTATTTATAACCAAAATCAAGCTTTCCATTACGCCCCATCCATCTTTTGATAATAGGTTTTGCTTCCTCAGGAATAGTGAAGCTGATTTTCATATCACCTTTCTTTGTATTTTTTGATTTTTCACGTACATATTCCATAATTTTCGCATCTTTGAAATTGTATTGCATCAAGTCCATCAGATTGATACCTCCTAGATAATACGAAAGCATGAACACATCCCTGGCAACACGCTGGGACTTCTCTTTTATCTCCGCATCCCTTATCTTCTTTACGTCAGCTACCGAGATATCACGCTCTTTGGGCATTCCTGCCGGTCTTTCATAATATTCAAAAGGATGCGTGTCATATGATACCTTCTTATCCCTTATTGCTTGATTGATTATTGCCTTCAAATGTGCCATGTGCATACCACAAGTAACAGGAGCCAGCCTTCGGACATTTTTTAGATAAATATCAAAATCCTTTATGGTCCGGGGAGTAATTCCATCAAGCATTATATCATATTTGACAAACTCAATGAAGTAATCACTCGCCCTTTGATATAAAGAAGCAGTGCTCCTTCTCCCCTCTTTAATCAAATTCTGCATATAGTCAGCCGAAGCGACACTATAAGAGATGGCTCCCTGCTTTACCGAGGACAAGTATTCGACAAGTTGAGTACAAGTATAGGATGATGTGTTTATCTTATCCAAGGCATCCTGATATGAATTAAGTATTCCACGTAATTTAGCATTAACATGTGCAGCATCAGGAACACCTACCACCTGCCCTCCCTTAAAATTAGCAGTATTATCTATTTCAAATCGGGTAACGATGTATCTTGTTTCCTGTTTATGACCAATTGCTATACGAATTCTGTGTTTGCCGTTTTTCAGCACCTTGGCCGGAACAACGGCGGCTTTAAGAGTTGTCATAATTGTTCTGGATTCGTTTTAGACAAGTTCTTTTTGCCAAAAGTGGCACAAACTGTCTTTTTTTTATCCAAAAACGAAAGTTGGAGAAGCTTAATAAAACACAAACCCCTCTGAAACAGAGAGGTTTGTAATGTGGAGCATGCGAGACTCGAACTCGCCACCTTTAGACTGCCAGTCTAACGCTCTAGCCAGATGAGCTAATACCCCGAGAAATAATAACGATGCAAAGATACATAGAAAATCAATAATACAAAGCTTTTGGGAAAGTTTTTTTCTCATGTGAACAAAAAATTTATTTGCCACTTTTGCGCCAAAGAGTTACTTTTGCGTGAAATTGTTTCAACATAGTTTCAACATACATACACGATTATGGCAACATTCAAATATGAAATATTTAAAGATAGGAAAAGAATAGATGGCACTTACAACGTTAAGATAAGAGTCACACACAATAGGAAGCTTAAAAGGATTCCCACTTCCATATATGTTACGAAAGAAGATATAACCAAGGGGTTTAAAATCAAAAATCAGTCCATCTTAGATGAATTAAATAACATCATATCCATATATCGGAGCAAGTGCAACCTGTTGTCATTGCTCATAAACGATATGGATATAACAGAACTTGTGGAGCATATAACCAAAACTGATGAATCATCTCTAAAAATAGACTTCATTTCCTACGCCCGCAAATGGATAGATGAGAACAGAGAGAAGCATGGAATCAATGTGTATTCCTGCATGGTAAACTCTTTAACAAAATTCCTGGGACGGGAGAAATTGGATTTTAAGGAGATAAATTACAAATTCTTGAAATCGTATGAAGAACATCTCGGTCAAAGACGTGCACTCTCTTTATATATGGGAGCAATCAGGCATTTGCATAACGAAGCTAAAAAAGAATATAATGATGAAGAAGCAGGGGACATAAAGATACCATGGTCTCCATTTACCAAGTATTCTATACCTAATATAATATGTACCCGCGAAAGAGCTTTGGACGCAGATACTATCAGAGCCATATACAACCTGCCATATATACTCACTAAAGATAAAAAGGAGAAGGATTGCAGATTTAATTTTGCAAAGGATATGTTTATATTATCCTTTTGCTTGATGGGTATGAACTCGGCAGATTTGTTTCTTTGTGACACTATAAGCGAAAGCAAGGGAACGCTTACAATCACATACAACAGGGCAAAAACTGCAACAAGAAGGACTGATAAAGCAAAAATAAGCGTTAACATTCATCCCTTCATATTGCCCATATACGAAAAGTATAAGGACGTATCCGAAGAAAGAGTTTTTAGGTTATATAAAAAGTATTCCACTTATGGCAGACTCAATGTTGCCATAAATGTAGGTTTGAAACAGATAGGGAAAGTTCTTGGCATTGAAGATTTGGAATTTTACGCAGCCCGGCATTCTTTCGCTTCCATCGCACGAAACGATTTAAAAGTGGACAAAGGTACAGTAGGAGAAGCACTAAATCATGTAGATAAAGAGAACAGAATGACAGATCTATACATAAAAAAAGATTTTTCCGTAATTAATGATGTTAACAGTAGGGTTATTGATTATGTTTTTAACCCCGATATGATGAAAGGGTAAATGTAAGGCAGCTTATTGGACCGCCTTTTCAAGGTTCTCTCTGATTTGTTGGAGCATTCGGAAAGCCCCGGCCATCTTATAGTTGCCCAGACATTGCTTAGCCTGCATGATACAACTTTCAACAGTAAGTTTCAAATCCGGAGTGAAAGCCGCTTTGTTAATCTGCATTTCTTTGGGAAGTTCATCAGCATGGTTATTGAACCATACGATCATTTCATTCAATTCCTCCTCGGAATAAGATTCTTTTTTTTCAGCCATAATACATAAGTTAATGTTAGTTCCGGCAAAGATAACAAAAATAGCCCCGACTCATCACGAGCTGGGGCAGTCCAATTTATAAATTTAAAGTCTTATGATGAAGATTGTCTATTGCGCCAATGCTTTACTATCAGCATAACGACAATCAAAACGGTTACACAAACACAGGCAAAACCGATTTGTTTAAGCAAAGTGGATTCTTTTTTATCCTTTACCCCTTCAGTCTTGGTTTCTTCATGTTTGGTGGAAGTGGTTTCCTTGTCAGCTTTCACTTCCGTACTGTCTTTGATTGCAGTTTCCTTCCTTTTATTCTTGCTGAAATCACCTTCCACATGACCGTCTGCCAATAACGGAGGTTTCCCGGTCAGGCTATCGGGCGGTTTTCGGGTATCATAGATACAGAAATCAATCACATAGTTACTATTAGTAGTAATGAGTTCGCTCAAAGAGGTACTTGATCCGTGTACGATGTTGACAGATTCACTGGCGCTATCCTTGCTGATTACTTCTGTGTTGGATTTGATAGCCTTATGCGAGCTGCCACAGGCAAACAGCAGGAACAGACACATGAAGGGAGCCAGCAATATGTGCCGGCTTATCCAGTTCATAACCTTAGCCAACATAAGAAATATTATTTATGCGGTTCATCCACCCCCGTTTGAACTTGTTGTTTGCTGGGCGTTTCCGGCATATATCCTCGATAAAATCAAACCGTGCAATCTTGATCTGGTCAAACAGTTCACGCGGATTACGGGAATTAACTGCGGCAATGGTCTTGGGACCTACAATGCCATCCACCGTAACACCAAGCAAGCGTTGAGGAATCTTAATTCCGTGCGCACCGGATGCCCAGACCCAATCAACTAATATATCAGCAACTGATTGCGATTTTATCTCATCAGCCTTCCATCTGTCCCAGTACATGGTTTTCAAGATTTCCGTCCATTCCTCTTTTGTGAGATTTTTCAATCTTTCAACTGTAGGCTTGGAATATCCTTTCTTTCGGCAATATGCCTCATAGGTTCCGATAGTCACCCCCATATTGGTAGCCCCTCCCAAATCGTCAGGGTCATTTACAAAACCGCCTTCCCATTTCAGAATAAACGGTGCAAGTTTTCTTACGTCAGCCATACTATTCATTTATTATAATTATTCGATTTTATTTTCTTTGAATTCCGGCAGGATATATTGTATGTTAACCGCTGCTTCATGCAAGACTTTATGAAGTTCATCTTCATTCAAATCCGTTTCATCTGTAAACTCACAAAAGATATTTCCAACCCAATCTTGAGATGAATTAAGCCGTTTAATAGCGACGCTGTTGCATCCATTTGTTGATAATAGAGATTTGGCAACTTTATCCTTAACCTGATTATCAATATCTGAATAGAACATGAAAAGATTCTTTGCGAGATTTTCTGCAAAAACGGCCACTTCACTCATGGGAAGTGATTGAATGCTTTCACGCATTCCGGCTATACCTTTTCGTTTTACCTCGAACTGCACCGAAAGAAAAGCTATATGCCCCAAGGGATGGGGTTGTACGATATATACCCTGTCTGCTTTCGTTTCATAAAGTACACGCCACAGCTCACCGAACACCTTGGCGGAGTTCTCGCTGCGGTGGTAACTTCTTCTTTTCTCTTCTTTTTTAAAATATTCCACTTTTAAATCAGTCAACTTGTTTTTGGTATACTGATTATAGGCGAAATAAGCTGCCAGCAATGTTCCGGCAGCACTAATAATGTTTGCAATATCTATCTCCATTACATTCACCGTTTAATTATTATATGATAAATTATTCATCCTGTTTCCTTTATTTCTCAACTGTCCCTATCTTTCCTGAAAAAAACGCCGAGAATTTATATATATGCAAAATAAATCCATATCCATATTGCTTACTATTCATATTTCACTATCTTTGTCAATACTTTGTTGACCTGATTCTTTCAAAACTATTATTGATTGGATTTAACCTCCCCCCGTCAGACTGTGAAGCCAGACGGGGGATTCCATTATTCGACAGATAGACAATAAAAAAAGAGCCTGATGACAATATTTATTGCCATCAAGCTCCTGGTTACACTGCAAAGATAGTGAAAACTATTCCATATTCAATCCATATTGAAAAAAATAATCAGGAGCAATATTTCGATTATCCGAAGAAATTAAAGAGTCACAATATTAATAGAAAACAAATAGGATTCATGAAATCTACCGGTTGTCTATAAAATCAGATGTTCTCAAGCCTTTATCGGGAAACATCTTTACTTTTTTCCTTTTCCTTTGAACATTTTTCAAGTCACGCACAATGGTGCTGGAAAGTACCTCCGAATAAATCTGTGTGGTCTTTACGGAAGTATGTCCGAGCAGTTTCTGCACAGTGGTAATAGCCACTCCCTGATGAATCAGCAGGGTGGCACAGGTATGACGGCTCACATGGTAGGTTATCCGCTTTTTGATACCACATAACCCGGCCAGCTTTCGAAGCTGCTTATTCACTTCCGAGTTACAAGGCAAAGCGGCAAAACTTCCGATATCCGGATAACGGTCAAGAATGCCCAATGCCCTGCTTTCAAACAGCAGATATAACGGCAGACGGATTTCCACCCCTGTCTTGACGGATTTGAAGTACAGCCACCGTTTGCCGTTTACTCTAATGAAATTCTCAGGTGTGAGCTGGCAGAAGTCAGAATAGCGCAATCCGGTATAACAGCAGAACAGGAAGGCATCGAGCACATGGCGCATGGACTTCTCTTCCACTTCGACCGTTTCCAGCTTCTTCAGCTCGTCCGGGGTAAGAAACTCATGTCTGCCTTTCTCCTGTTTGATTTTGTACTTTCTGAACGGATAAGCGTCGGCGTGCATATATCCCTGGTTGATTGCCTCATTGACCAAGGTACGGAGCTGTCTCATGTGCTTGGCTATCGTATTGACCGCATTGCCCTTTTCTCTCAAGTATTGCTCAAAATCACGAAGGAATGTATAGGTAAGATCCTTGAAGTCCAATCCGGAACGGAAATCATGCAGGACCGCCAGTGTCGAGTGCAGGTTGTCCTTGGTGGACTGCTTCTTGTCCGAATTGTCAATGGCTGATTTGGCGAAAGTGGAGAAGCTGATATTCACGGCACTTTTCTTCTTGACTGCATCCTTCAGTAGTGAGAGTGTGGCAGGTATTCCGCGCTTCCAATACCCCAACTCTATG